TAGTTAATGCCTGTCTTGGGTCTGCCTCTATTTAATTGCATAATTTTATTATTGTCAATAGCTTTTTTTAAAATATTTTTATCACGCAATAATCCGCGTCTTTGAGCTTTGATTTGTGGCTCTCGATAATGATTTTGCCAACAAATTCATGCGTGTCATTTTGTAAAATTCCGTATTCAACCAAACAATCCTCAATCATTTTTGCCATAAAAAAGCAGTTACTGCTATCAAGCGCGCGACCTCCCCAGAAAAAATCAAACTGTAAATTAACTTTTTCCTTGACAGGTTGCAACCTAGAGAATGGCACTTTGGTCAACCAAAGATAAGAGTCTTTCAGTTTCTTTCTTTTAGTCCAATGAATGCCGGCGTAAATCTGATTGGCAGATTGCTTGATGATGTTTTCTAGCTTAATCTCCTGCATATTCTAACAATTTATTCGTTATCTCAATTAACTCATCCTGATTTCCCCATTCACTTTCCCAATCACTGAGAATAGATTTATGGATAGCCCAGGTGTTTATTAAGTGAGAATCTTCTCTCCGGATAAATCTTGCCGAATGGTGCAAATCACAAAGAGGCATTGAAAGTAAATCTGAAGCTTTAAGTCCCAGCCCCATTCCTATTTTATGATGAGCCTCAGTAGGATAGCGCTGTTCTATTCCTTTCAATTTACATGCCAAACAAGGTAAATCATGGATAGCCTCCATCCTTTTAGGGTCTTTGTAACCGTTACGAAATTTCGGGTCAGGCTTAAGTAGATTTACCAAATTCTTTTTCCTTTATACGTTAATCGAGTCTTTTTCCCAGTTACCCAAGACGCAAGTAAGATAGTAACCACCCCAAGAGTAAACGGAAGATAAAGCGGCAATAAAACCAACCACCAGCTCCAAGTGATAAATCCGGCTAATTTCAGCCCAATAAATAAGATCGTTAATAGTTTAAAAAACGTCATACTTTTCTCTCTGTTTTTGCTGGTGGATTAAGCGCGTATTCAATAGCAAATAGCAACTCTTTCACGTTTTTGTTTTCATCCATAACTGCTTTCTCCTGGCGGTATTTTGCCACCTCTATTGCGTCATAGATTTTTATTATTGCTTCATTTAGCGTCATATGATTTGATTGTTGCCGGAACGATGTCCGTGATTATTTCTTTTATTGCTTTGGCGTATTGCTGAATTTCTGGTTGAGCGTGTGGATGAGACCTCAGCTCAATGAATTTAAGTAAATTTCTTAAATCAATCCCCCAGTAAAATTCAGTGTAAAGAGAAACCGGCAGAATAGTCCTAGCCAGCTCCCTTGCCACACCTAGCTCTAAAAGTTTTTGGTAATCCCTGTAAGCCTTCTTATTAGCACTTGAAATTAGCTTCTGAGCAATAAGCTGGTCAGCTTCATTTAAGGCGTCACCCGAGCATTGCTTATTTTTAGGAGATTGCCCTTGAATGCGATTTAACTCCGGAACATAAAACTCGTTCTCCATTTCAGAATAACGTGCAGAAACCTCATTGAAAGACCCGCTACGATGGCGAAACCATTGACGAGCAACGAAGATTGGACACTTAACATGAAACACGAAAGAACACATCTCAAAAGGCGTTCCGTGGTCATTATTAAGAAGATAACCAATCAATTTATTGTCTTCTAGCTTTGTCTTAGTTCCTTTCCCATAGCTCACTCTAGCAGCCTGAACGATATAATCATCAGAAGCTGCATGTCTTACTAAGCGAACATGACCCTTATCTAAGACTTTCAATTTCTCTCCATTTTTTTATTTTAACTAACTTTAGAAACTTAGCTTTTGCCACAAGCTCCTTTATCTTAGACCCCTTTAACCCGTATTGGATATTTGACCCTACAGGTTCGGCTTCGATTATGCCTTCAGGGGTTTCGTATTTCTTAAGCATTAAAAAGGAATTTCATCGTCTTGTATCTCTTCTTGCTGTGGTTGATAACCATCGGCTTTTGCGCGATTATGCGCATCAATATTTTCTTCTCTATCTTTGCCCTTGATAATATCAATAACGCTAGCAATAATTTCGGTTTTAGGCACTTCGACACCTTCCTTGTTCTTGTAAGTTCCATAAGAAAGCTCGCCTTCAACATAAACTTTACTTCCTTTGTCTAGGTATTGGCAAAGTTTAGATAGCGAACCCCAAACACTGATATTGTGCCAAGTTGTTTTCTCTTGCTTCTCTCCTGCTTCGTTTTTCCATCTCTTGCTTGTTGCAATGGAAAAGTTGGCGTAGTCTTTGCCATTTTGTGTTTTGCCAATATTCGGAGCTTTTCCCAAAGTGCCAATTAAAATAGTTTTATTTATACTCATTTTGTTTTTAGTTTAAGATTATTAATTTTCCTAATTAGTTCGGCTTTTTCCCGCAATAACTTATAGATATTAACCTTTAATAAATTCTTCAGTTGTCGCGATTATTTCACCAGTTACTATCTCAACACAATCGCATTCCACTATTGCTTTAGCGTGTGGGTTATGATTATCGTTGAGATACTTTATCAGTGGCTTTGCAGCCTCTAATAACTCTATTTGTTCTTTTGTTTTCATTCTGTTTTTAATTAGTTGTTGATAATTAAGTTAATACCGTATGCTAAATCTAAACCTCCTTTTCATTTTCTTCTAATTTTTCCATTCTCTCTTTTATTTTTCGATAAGCAGGAATTTTCGCGCGCTTTTCCAGTTCTAAATTTTCATCGTCTATTTCTCTTAGAGTTTGTTGGAATCTTCTAGTTTTAATCGCTCTAAATTTTTCCCATGCCTCAGTAAGCTGTTGACCAAGATACTCTTTTTCTTTTTCCAAACTAGAGATTTGCTCAAGATATTCTTTTTGATAACGTTTTCTTTCGTTAGCCAACTGGCGAGATTGATACTCTTTATCTAAAAGCAATTCAACCGCTTTTTTAATCTGAAGAGGCCAAGCATAATAATAATCGCTGCCGAACTCGTTGACCAATCCAACACTATCAACAGTTAATGCATTGAAGAAATCTTCTAATTCTTTAAGATACTTAATTGTACCCTGCTTTATGTTCTCTAATTCATCATATTTTTTAGCTTTACGTAAAAGCTCTTCTATGTTTTGATTTTTACAGTCCATTTTTCCTCCTTGTTATTGTAAAATTGCTTAGCTTGTTTTAAACTTTCTTCTGTAGCTTCTATTTGCGTTTCAAAGCAATCGGTAGCATTTAGTATAGTGTCTGTTTCAACTGTTATATTGTAAGGCTTCTTTAGATCATCTTTGAAGAAACAGGTCGCAGACTTAACTTTATGCATAGAAACGCCGCTTAAATTGCCCATCCAACAGAAATCACCATTTACAAAAGGTAGGCGGATTGAATTTAGCAGAAAATCTTCCGCTTCTTCCTTCGACCCAAAAGATTGATTCTCTAGAAACAAACTATTCCTACTAAGATAAGAAATACCTGTTCCATGGATCGCGATAGACTCAATCTCAATTTTAACAATTTCATCTTTCTTGATAGAAAAAATTGTTTGCCCAACCTTAAATTTTGGCTTTATGTAAAAACTCATTTTCCCTCCTTGTTATTGTAAAATTCCACCAAACTCGCCATTTCCTGCGAAGTTAGCTTCTGGTATTTCGATTCCATATCCAGCAGCAAATCTAATCACTGCGTCAATATACTTTGCCACATCTGCTTTATTTCCTGCGTTGGAAATGGTCAGCCTAGCTTGATAAATCTCACCAGTAATTGGATTTACTTTTTCCGTTTTTAACCCTTCTTGGTCTTCAATCGCATCTTTTATTGCCTCGTGTAAATCCTGCTGAGGAATAAAATTACCCTCTTTCTTAAAATGCTCTTGGATTGTTGGAATAACAATGCCCCAATAGTAACCTCTTTGCTCATCACTTGGAGCGGAAGCAGGAACTAGCATTAATTTAAAATCGTCAAAATAAGGATCGTTTATCCGTCTTGTTAATTCCTTACCCACACTTGCCCTAATATTCATCAAGTTATCTTTATTTGATTGCCTAAAGAAGAATACATTGGGGAGCTTCAGGTCTTTCTGTGGCTTGCAATATCCAAACTGAATAAAGAAATCCTTCCCACAAGCAAGATATTTGGTAATTGCATCAGAAAGCTCCACCTGCGATTTAGTCCAGTTTGCTTTGTTGGATTGGAAGAAGGCGAGTTTCATTTTGCGGAATAGTCTTTAATTAGGGACTCTTTAGCTTTTTCTAATTGTTTGAAAAAGTTGCTGTTGTAGCTTTGAGGACTATGGTAAACATAAAACACCTCATCAGAATCGGTGAATTTAATTTCGTAAATGCACGGTTTCTCTCTGCGATTCTCATCGCGTTTAAACTTCACGCCATAAATTCTTTGCTCTTCTTCTGTGCAAGGTATAGTTGCCTCAATTTCTAATTCCCAATGTCTTTTCCCGCCGCTATTTGTTTTTTCTATGAATTTCATACTCTTATTGTTTGTTGGTTAAAGGTTAGTTTCATTTTATTTAAGAATTATGAATTACTGAGTTTATGTATTTCCTCTTTTTTAAAAACTGCCTAGCCTCTTCTATGTTTTCAAAATAAATACATTTCTTTACCCCGCACAAAGTTATTTCTCCAAAATATTGCCATTCAAACCAAGAATCTATGTCTAAAAGGCTCCAATATTGAGGGTAAAAAATACTTTCTCCTTCAGACTTTCTTTCTAATATTCTTGTCCACATACTCTTATTGTTTGTTGGTTAAAACGGGGTATATCCTACAAGAAACAACATTTCTTCCGTGTTTCCTTCTTGATCGACACAAAGTTTTTCAATTTTTGCATCCACAATTTCATCTCCTGTGTAATGTTGATGAATAACTACCATCTCCAAAGCCTCCGGTCTTTCTTCGGCTAGTTGGTTTAGTTGTTCTAGTAGTTGTGCTAGTTTCATACTCTTTCACAAAATAATTCTAATGATGTTTGTTCGCATTGCCTAACCAAATCCTCACCCTCTTCATCACTCATCGGATTGGCAGCTTTGGCACACTCAATGATAAATTTAGCCCTAGATGGTTTATCGCATTTGTAATAACCATGTTGCTTGAGACACTGCCCCAGTCCATTTCTGCCGCCACACGTCAAACCAGAAGGTGGCTCTTCACTGTCGCCAGCTGATAATAAGTCGCAAGCTGATAATAAGGTTAAACAAGTAATTGCTAGTAGTTGTTTTAGTTTCATCACTCCCCCTTATATTCAGTTGGTAATTCAGGTAACGGCATCCAGTGAGTTGGACTTTCCGCGATAGGTTGCTCATAACAATAATGCACCGCTTCCCAACGGTTGTAATCCCAGCGGGCAATTAAAGGCACTGAGTTTGATCCGGCACTTTCAATATGCCCACCAACTACAATTATCGGCGTTCCATCTTTAGGTGCCGTTTCAATAGGTTGCCACATATTCATTCCCCCTTATATTCTGGATCAACCGCTAGCTTAGCGTTCCTAATTATTGTCTTGGCTTGAGCCGCATTAACCGGACTCATTGCTTGCAATACCTCTAAGCGAGACTTACCCTTAAACTTAACTTCTAAATATCCGTCAATCTCAGCCACGCTGCCAAGGTCATTTAAAGATAGCTTCAACTCAGAAAGCCTTTTTTCTTCTGCTGCCGTTTTAATGTCATTGCCTGCTTGTTCAGCTAAACCAGCAAATTCTCCGCTGGGTTGTTTGCTAAATTTCTCAGCTGCTGATTTATTTCCCTTTGGTTGTTCGGCAGCTTTATTTCCATCGTCATCTTCAGCTCCAATATTTACTAAAGATTGCAGTCCATAACGTCTAGCATAAGTAATACCTGAACCTTGGGCTTGCGGGTCATTTTGTTTAGCGAAAAGAATTTCAGTCAAAGATTCGATTGTTTCGCCCGATTCATGCAGAAGAATAGTTTTAACAAAATTCTTTCCTTCAATTTGGATAGTTGGCTGTAATACGGAAATTCCGAATTTGTTCAGAACTGGCAAACACGCCTCTCTAACCGCATTCAAATCTGCGTATTTATTGCGAAAAAAAGGATTTGTTGAATCCTTCACCGCATTACCCATTTCTGCTTGAGCTTTAACAAAAGCTGCCGCAATTTTGTTTCCTATTGTCATTTTTATTCTCCTTTAGTTTGTTGGCTGGCATTCCACCAGTAGTTGTAATAATCTTGGTCGAAATTTTGCTCTATTTCCATGGATATTTAATACTTATTTGTTTTAGAAAGTTCATGGCATCAATGTATTCGCAATCATTACCATATTTTTCGGCAACCGCAGCTAGTAATTCTTCCTCACTGCCAGAAAAGCATCCCGCCATGAAGTAAAAAGAACCATCTTCTAGCAGAAAGCAACGCAACTGCCTTCTTGAATTACCAATTCCAGAAACTTCTTTGTAATTGACAATCTTTTTATCGGCAATTTCAGCTCCCCAGAGATTAGCTCCCCTGAGATCAGCTCCCCAGAGATTAGCTCCCCTGAGATCAGCTCCACTGAGATTAGCTCCCCTGAGATCAGCTCCACTGAGATCAGCTCCCCTGAGATCAGCTCCCCAGAGATTAGCTCCCCTGAGATCAGCTTCACTGAGATCAGCTCCCCTGAGATCAGCTTCCCAGAGATTAGCTCTGTTTTTTTCGGCGGTTTCTCTAGTATTTAAAAGAGTTTCTTCGCAAATTAAATTGCCAGTAAATCTGTTTATTATTTTAGTCATTAATGATCTCCGTTTGATAGCTTGGCTTTTGTAACTCATCCCAAGACCCTTTTTCCTTAGCAAGTTTTTTAGCTAATTCCTTGGCTTCTTGTGGACATTGTGCTTTGACTTCGACTATGTCGAAATCTCGCGTGATTCTTACTACTTCGATTTTATATGTTTTCATCTCATTGACTTAAATTCACGAATAATATCCTCTAGCCCTTCGCGCTCGATTTCTTCGATGCCGAGTTGTCTTTGGAATTCTTCTCTGCATTCGTCCACGAAATCTTCCAAATCTTCGTAGCCAGAAACATTGCCTTCATCATCAACTAATTCGATTAATTCAGCTTCGATAAATTCTTCCTCTTCAACTGAGTAGTCGATGTATTTCTGCTTAAGTTCTTCTAAGCTGTTAGCCTGAAAATTACTTAAACCTTTCTCGTCAAAGTAAAGTTCGTAAGTATAGTTTTTCATTTTTTCCTCCAAAAAAATTAAGTGGTAAGCGTTATTCCTGGTCAATTTTATTATGCAATAAAAATATTTGCATTTATTCTAAATAAATTACTTGGCACGATTCGTCATAGTCATGACGCGGTCTCTCCCAATACTATTTCTTTGTAGCATTCCAAACAATACCACGCTTTTTCCATTTCGACACAACCATCAAGATCTTCGTCAACATGTTGCTCACAACCACTACACCAGAAAAACATTAGATCAGTTTTGAGAGTTTATCGGCAGTCTGGGAGTTAAACATTTTCAGATAATCCATGCGCCGGAAGTTGTTATCTGCGATTAACTTAGCCACGTCTTTCAATTCTCGCTTAAAGATTTGGCGGTTGTTTTCCAATCTGTTTTCCTCTGCGATTGGGCGCAGTTTTATGTATTTTTTAGACATTGTTTAGATAAATTTTGTTTAAGCTCCGCTTCTAACTGCACTAAATACTCAGCGCAATTAAACTTGGTATTTTAAGTTACTATCCTTTCCATCTTCTTAAACGCTCCCGCGCTAACCAATGAATCGTAAACTTCAGATGGAGACAGGTTGCCATAACCTTCGAAGTATTGTAAGAAATGGTCTTTGTTGTTCTCCCAGAATTTAGCTGTCATTTCTCCTCCTTGTTTTTTTAAAATTGTTGCTTGATGTTTTGTTCAGAAAATATTCCAAACTCGCCGTCAAAATTTACAGATAAAGTTCCACAAATACCGTTTCTGTTCTTAGCGATCTCCATGTTAAGATTTTTATTTTTTTGCCCCTCTTGTTCTTGATCTGAATCTGTCCACATGTTTATGACAGTGTCAGCTCCCTCGGCGATTCCTCCGCTTCCTTTGAGAGACTTTAGTCCAGGTCTTCCACCAAGAGCGTCTTTTGTTATCTGGGACAAGGCTACCATCACAACATTAAACTCTTTTGCGATTTCTTTTAATGCGGTGACGTTTTCCTTTATTAAAGTCGCCTCGTTTAAGTTCTTCTGATCCCTAGTTTGAATGATTTGAATGTAATCGACCGCAACTAGATCAATTTTGTGTTTGCGTTTGATTCTTTTTACAGTCGAGCGAATTTGTGAGATAGAAAGAGATCCTTTTTCCGTGATTAAAATGTTGTTTTTAAATCTTTCCCATTTTTGGCAAGCGTGATTAAACAAATTAGTCTCGTGTTCGTAAAAATTATTGAGCAAAATTCTAAATGGATTGATTTTACTGATTGCGGAAAGAAAACGAGTCAGAACATTTTCTTTTTCCATTTCCATCGAGAAAAATAGACACTTTTTACCACTCTCTAGAGCGCTCAAGATTATCTGTTGTGCGAAACTTGTTTTTCCGCATCCGGGAGCTGCACCAATCACATAAAGTTTTTGAGGATAAAACCCTCCATTTAGCATTTTATCTAAAGGCGTAATTTTCGATTGAATTGCATCTGGTTTCTTTTTCCAGATTTCTTGAAGTCCTGCTGCCATATCAGTCCCATCGTAAACAGCGACAACACTTGATTCATTTTCTAGCTTCGAGACTTTTTCCAGAACTTCTTCGCCAACTTTAACAGCAGATTTCGTTTCTAAATCAGTTATCGCGCTCTGATAGATAGATAGCTGCTCTCGTTTATTGTGATTATCAACGATCAGGTTTGCGTAGTGCCTAATGTCAACAACTGCCGATGCGCTGCCTATTAATTGTGCCAAATAAAGCGACCCACCAATTTCTTTGATTGAGCTTTCAGAGTCGAAAAATTGTTTAAGTGTGATTTGATTTTGGATTTGATCGTTTTTTATTCCTTCCTCGATTCTTGCAAAAATGGCCTGATTTTGAGGGAAAAAGAAGTGAAAGCTGTGCAGGGTGTCAGAAACGCTTTTATAGTATTCATTGTTGATTAAAATCGTTCCTAAAACTATTTCTTCTGCCTCTTGTGAGTAAAAATTGTGTTCTAGCATAAAAATTCAAATTTCTTATTACCAAAAAGGGCTTTGATTTTGTTTCTTGTTTCCTCGTTCAAATCGAAAAGTTTCGACTTAGCAGTTGGGCTTTTGCAGAAAACTTTGATTTCGGTTTCAGTTTCTTTTGTTGAAGAAATCAGATCAGACCCACAGATTTGGTTGATTTGAGTTGCTAGAGTTTGTTCTTGTTTTCCACCTTGTCTTAATTCCCAAGTGATAACTTTCTGCTTCCAGTTTTTCATTTGATTGCCTTGGGTATCTGTCCAGTTTGCTACTGAATAAAAGTCAAAAAAATACTTTGCATCAATGTTGTTCTTTCTTTCAGCGCAATAAGCCTTAACCTCTTCAAAAGTTGGGGGGATAAATTCTTTCTTTTTTCTTTGCGCGCCAGATTTCTTTTTTCTTTCTTCTTCAATCTCAAGAGTTGGAATTTCTTTTTGCTCAGCAGGGATGTTTGATTTGGCTTGGTTATACTGGTTTAAGGAATCTTCCTTCACTTCATTACTTACACTATCACTTACACTTACAGCGACGTTTGCGATCTGACCGATCGTATCCGATCCCACCCGATCGGTGTGCGATAACCCTTGGGACTGTAAGATCCGCTCCACTTCTTCTAGTGTTTTTGTCTTATTTACGACCTCAAGATAAAATTGTGGATGCCATCTTTTTAAGTTACCAAGTTTGCCAGCGATGGTTTTTTCTTCCCTTGCTTTTTGCCATTTTTGACCGTCTCTTCTAAATTGAGCAATAAAAGAAGACATTGCAACTTTAACCAAAGGATCTTCCGGGAAAACCCCCGATTCTTGATATTCAAATATTGCTGTGATTAATTTTCCCCTAGTTTCTAGATCGAGAGAGAGAAAAACTTCTTTATTGTCCAGGTAAAGGACAAAACTATTCTGATGATCCGTCATTTTCTTTCATTGCTTGATTTAACATTTGCACACTCTTGTCTTTGTAAGTATAGAGTATTTTTTTAATTGAATCGCGTTGTTGCTGAGAAGTTCCTACCATTTCCAAAACTGGCATGATATAACCCACTAGCTTCCGCGTCTCATCGTTCAAAATTTCTTCGATTATTTTTTCTTTCATTGCTTGAATAACATTGTTGCGCCACCACCGGAAAAAACCTCTTGAAGGAGATGGTGACGCGCATTTGAGCCGACTAGCGAAACACTACTAGATGTCGTCAAAATTGCAATTTAACTTGCTAATCGACTCAGCGTTATTGGCTAGGCCACTCGTAATGGTAACCAATAACACAAAGGCGACTAGCCAGGAAGAATGAAAAAACTTCCTGGCCGAAGGAGTAAGCGAAACTATTCCCATAAAAACGCTTACGCCGAGGAAATTACTTTCCAATTCCTTTGAGTCAAGGCTAATTTTTTAAGACTTTCAAGCTCAACTTTCGCAAGCTCAATATCTATTTGATCAACTTGCGTTTCAGTGAGCATTTCTCGCGTAACTTTCGAGTAATTTGGAGAGAAGCCGAGCTTATCGTAAAAACCAAGGATTTGCTCGTTTAACTCGCGGAATTCATTTAAAATCTGGCGCGACATATTCCTCCTGATTTAAAAGAATTTCCCCGATCTTATCAAAACGTGATAAGTCAGCTCGCAACTTACTTTTACACTCCTGGCCGCGTAGATGATAGCCAAGGAGAAAAGAAAGCACGACGGCAAGTAAAACTAGCGCGATTTGAGCGAGTCCAGCAGAAATTTCAGCTCCTTTTCTAGTTTGTAGGCTTTTTTTCTTTGTTTGTTGATTCTTTGGCATAGTTCGTGCTTTTTTTGGAGTAATTTGATTATTTTTTGACATTTTTCTTTCATTTGATTTTAAGTTTAGTTGAATTTTTCGGTCTGCCAGGTTTACGCCCAGCGATTCCGTGTAATTTCCGGTATTTTATGACTGTTTTGCGATCTACTTTCAAGTAAATTGCTAGCTCCCCGTCAGTCATGAATCCAGCTAGTTTTTTAAGTGTTGATAGTTTCATTGAGGATTTCTTGTTGGATACGTTCCCAGCGTTTATCGGCGCGGAGATTAAAAAGTATTTTAGAAATTAGTTTCATATTGAAATTAGTTTAGAAGTAAAAGAATTGCCCAGAACGGTAAAAACATTATCCAGCAAAACAAAACTAAAGACAAAAAAATCATCTTGAGTGAATTCGATAGAGACTTCACTTCCTTTTCTAACTCGATTTCAGAATAATGTTGTAGTCTTTCTGATTTTTTCATTTTTGAGATTATCCAATTATCTAAAACGTTTTAAAAAGTGAAATGACCGTCAAATAAGATAAAGCCCAAAATAAAAGAATAATCAGGACGCAAAAGATTGGGTCAACCAAGTGACAGCGTTGAAGCAAAAATTTCTTAGTTTTGTTTTTCAGTTTTTTTGAAGTTTTTAGTTTTTTCATTTTGTAAAAGTGTTTGAATTGCTTGAAGTTTAGCTTTGACCGTGCTACGATTACCTTTGCCGCGTTTTAACTCAGCTTTTGCAGTGATCGCAGCACTTTCGAGAGCTTCACGATTGGGCCAATATTTGGGGGCGTTTTTGATCCAGAAATCAACATTTGTCGTTTTCTTTACGTTCCCGTCAAAGAGTCTTAAAGCCATAAAATCTTACCCCCAAAAGAACGTTGTGCGCGGAAGGTTTTATTTCCTTTTGTGAGTTCGACTGAGTCAAAACCGTGTTGTTCGATTAGCTTCTTTGCTGCTCGTTTAGCTAAAAAAAGAAAGAAGAACGAATCAGTAAGAGTTTGACGACCGGCTTGTGCGAATAGTTTAGTTTTCATAATTTTTAAGTTTTGGTTGATTATTGAAAATTTGCGTTAGTCGCGACTTCTTCTAAATCTTGAATTATTGCCAAAATTTTTATGCGATCATTTTGATTAATCGCGTCAATCAATCTTTGTGAATCTTGCTTAAGAGCTTCAATTTGTCTCTGTGAAAGTTTGTTCATAAGTTTTTCATTTTTAATCGATTGCTTGATTGCGAATCGATGAGTGCATCATAGCACTGCGAGAATTTAGATGTCAACAATTAATTACACAATTAATTACACAATTTAAAGATAGCACCAAAGCAATAGGGATAAGGGTTGAGAAGGTAGAGTGATTTGGGGAATTAAGGGAGACTTAGGATTGCGGGTTTTGAGAGTTACAAACATGCGTGAATAAAGGCTTGGGAAAATGTCAAGAAAAAAGATTTTAAAAAAAGTTGACATCACAGAAAAGAAAAAAATACTTGACAACAAGGGTAATTTTTGAAACCCCAACGGGGAAGTAAGCAACACGATAGTGTTAGACTACTGCTGTATGCGCTAGTCTCGCTGTTTAAGCGAAAACTCGTAATTATTAATAGCGACCAACGAAGTGGCGCGTCAAACTACAATTTTATGACTGAATTAGAATTATTGATCTGCTTAGTGATAGTTTCCAACAGTTTTGCAGATGTTAGAAAAAACAGAAATTCTCTGTGTCTAAATTTGATTTCAACTGCTGTACATCTCGCATCAAGCATATACGCTATTTTTCTCGTAGTTAAAAACTTCATGTAAAGGAAGCGAAATGAAAGAGAAGAAAAAGACTCAGAAAGAGATACTGCTAGAGAATGCAGAGGAAGTTATTGAGATGATTGAAGATGATTTTAGCTATAGAGCGATTGCGAAGAAATTTGCTGTTGATTTGAGCGTTGTGAATGATTTTGTCAATAACTCTCAACATTCCGCGCGCGCGCGTGAAGCATTATTAAATAGTGCTGACAGAGCATTTGATAAAGCAGAAGAAGCGATACTTGATATTGATGATTCTGCAACTCAAGCAGCAGTTGCAAGACAAAGAGAGCTAGCGCATCACTACAGACGCAAAGCAGCAGTTAAGAATAAGAACAAATTCAGCGAATCTCACAGAATTCAAGCAGAAGTAAAAGACACAAGCTCAACGGGCTCTTGGCTCGGTGAAGTATTAAGTGAAATTGACAAGAACAAATGAAAAATAAAATACTCGCAGCACTACTGAAACAATCGCTAACAAGCTCAGAGCTGAAAGAACTACTTAATATCAAATTGACAGAACTATCAAAAGCACTGCAAGAGATGTTAAATGATAATCAGATTGAAATCGACTCAGATAAAAAATACTCGATAATTGTGAAGAAATGAAAAAAGCATTTTTTTTACTCTTTTTTTTAGCTTCACAAGCTCATGCACAGGCAACTTGCAGAATTATCTACGTGTGTCAGAATGTAACTCAGAATTGTCAATACATTACTGTTTGTGAATAATATAGATCACGAGAAGAAGAGAAAACTAGCAGAACTCTTAAGTAACAAGGCTTGGCGCATGTCTAATCTTTATTACTGCAAAGATGAAAACGGTAAAGAGTTCAAGTTCATCTGCAACGAAGCACAACAAGAGCTAATTCAAGAAACACACCCGTTGAATATCATCTTGAAAGCCCGTCAAATGGGTATTACTACGTTCTATTGCATCAACTTTCTTGATGATTGCCTCTTTAACTCAAACATCACGGCCGTCTTAATTGGTGATGACTTAGAAGATGCGAAGAAACTACTAAGAGACAAAGTGAAATATGCTTACGATCGCCTGCCGCTTGAGATAAAAGAACACAGAAAACTAATCACTGACAGCACTGAAATCATGCGCTTTAGCAATGGATCGTCTTATTCAGTCACAACGTCAGCGCGTTCTGGAACAGTCCAAAGATTACACATCACAGAGTTTGGCAAGATATGTCGTAAGAGTCCGGATAAAGCTGAGGAGATAATGTCGGGTTCTCTAAACACAGTACACCAAGGTCAGCAGATAGTTATTGAATCAACAGCACAGGGAGCAAGTGGACATTTCTTTGACTTATGCCAAGTGGCAGAAAGAAAGTGGAGAATGAAAGAAGAGCTTACGCCGCTTGACTGGAAGTTTCATTTCTTCGGCTGGTGGAAAGATAAAAAGTATCAGATGAGCGCTGATTATACTTTTAACACCAAGCAAGCTGATTACTTTGCTGAGCTAGAGAACGAAGGGATTTATTTAACGAGACAACAACAAACTTGGTATTGCAAAAAAGAAGAAACTCAGGGCGACTTAATGAAGCAAGAATTCCCAAGCAATAGTAAAGAAGCGTTTGAAAAAGCTATTATTGGAGCTTATTATGCAAAAGAATTGATTAAAGCAGAGAAAGATGGAAAAATTGGGAGAGTAAGCGTTGACGGTTCTTTGCCTGTTCATACCGCTTGGGATATAGGACTTGATGACTTTACAGCGATTTGGTTTTTTCAGAAAAAGGGCTTTGATTACATGTTGGTAGATTATTACGAATGGACTGATGAGCCGCTGCCCTTTTATCTGAAAATGTTAAAAGAAAAGAACTACAATTATGGCAATCATTTCTTACCGCATGACATAACCAAAAGAGCATACCACGATGGCCAAAACGGCTTAAACACAGCAAAGGAATTTGGGTTTAAATTCACTAGAATTGAGCGCACAAATGATCTAATCGGAGATATCAACAATGTCAGAATGTTTTTCCCTCGTTGTTGGTTTGATGCAAAAAAATGTGAACTGGGCTTAACAAGACTGAGAGGATATAAAAAGAAATTCATAGAAAGCATCGGAGCGTTTGGCGATACCCCTGCTAAAGGTGTAGAGAATCACTGCGCAGATGCCTTTAGAACGATGGTTGCATCAAAAGGAAGACTTGAACAAGAAGCGCAAAACATGAATGGCTTTGTTGACGACTGGGCTTATGAAGAGTTTCTGAATGCGAGTAATCGTAATGCTATTACTGGATATTAACTAAATTTTGAGAAAATGAAAATAAGAAAAGAAACTAGAGATTATTTCCGATCCGCAAACTCCTTGCCGGCTTTAATGATGTTGAGGAATTTTGAAAGAGATAAAAGATTTTCTTTCACCGAGGTTAAGAAGATTTGTTTATTTCTTCGCGAATATCAAAGAGTCAAAGATTTAAAACGTGATTCTAGTGATGGATGCGTTACCGTTACGAAGACTGGTTCGCTGTCATGCGATATGCAGCACGTGAAATATGCGTACTTTGTGTCGACGACTTTTCGGGAGTGTTCAGATATTTTAGGAGAAATCGGGTCTTTCATGGTTGGCGTAAAAAGAGTTGAACCGTTAGAAATAGACTACTCGGGAGAAGCTAATTCCGTTAAGGATATTTCTTTGTTAATTTATCATTCGTTTTTGGATTTTTCACTAAAAGCTGATTCAATAAAGATGAAGCACTGTATTGTTAACAGTTCTTACCACAACAAGAAGTTAAATTTAACATTCAGGTGCGAGTAACAGAAATTCAATAACGGGGTATTAAAAAACACTTGACACTTATTTCTTAATGAGCAAATATCCTTTTATCTTGAGTAAATGTATCGAAAAAATAGAACGCAAATAGCTTTGCTTACTCAAGACGCTGCACAATATTTAGACTTCCAAACTATCCTAGGCACAGACAATCTTGCCGAGATCTTGTCTGAAGAGATGCGCACTTCCGTTGCTGGCAAAGTTACTACTCGATACAACACCGATTTACAATCAAGAAGTGAAAAACAGAAGCAGCTTCAAGAAATCATAAAATATGTTCTTTCTCAATCAGAGAAACGCTCCTTTCCTTTTGAGGGTGCTTCAAATGTTATCTTTCCTTTAATTTCAACCGCTTGTGTTGAATTTGCCGCCAAATGCTATCCTGAAATCTTCAAAGACGGCAACATCGTAAAAGCCAAAGTTATTGGAAACGATGATGGTGAAGTGATGAAAGATGCTGAAGGCAATGAGATGCGTAATGAAGACGGCTCGATTGCTATCCTAGATGAAACAGGACTTCCAGCGATTCAGAACGTAGGTGCTAAACTTAAACGCGGCCAAAGAGTTGCAACCGTAATGAATTATCAGCTGAACGAAGAGATCGAAGGCTTTGAACAGGATATGGATGCCTTGTTCAATGCTCTTGGTGCTTTGGGAACGATGTTTAAAAAAGATTACTACGACTCAAATGGCTATAGAATTTGCTCTGATTTAGTTTATCCAGATAAGTTAATCATTAACGATTTTGCCCCTTCTTTTAAGGCTCCTGTAACTCATGTAATCGAGAAATACCCACAAGATGTTGTTTCCTCGATTCGTTCTGGTGATTACATTGATTTCGATTTTGATCCTGAAGCCCAAGACTCAGCGGCGTTTGATAATTCTTTAGATGAAAATGACGATAAGAAAACAGGTGACGAAGCGTCTGCTGGCTTAGTTATCTTTTTAGAACAACACACTTGGATTGACTTAGACAATGACGGCTACGCTGAACCATACATTGCAGTAGTGCATAAAGCGTCTGGTAAGCTCGTTAAGTTAGTTAAAAGATTCCACGAAAAGGATGTTAAGAGAAACAAGAAAGGCCAAATCCAGTGCATCGAAGCAATCAACTTCTTTGTTAAATACGTTTTCATTCCTTCACCGGATGGTTCGTTTTATGGAACTGGTCTAGGTCATTTGCTGTTTAACATCAACTCGTCAATCAACAGCTCAATCAACCAATTAACAGACGCTGGAACATTACAAAACACAGGCGGTGGCTTTATTTCTAAAGCTCTGAATATGTCTGGTGGTATGAAGCCTTTCCGCCCTGCTGAGTGGAAAATGGTTGATTCGTTCGGTGGAAATATTCGCGATGCAATAGTCCCGCTTCCAGTTCCAGAACCTTCACAGACTCTTTTTGTTTTGATGCAATTCTTGGTAAGCGCAGGAAAGGAACTAGGTTCTTTAAGAGATGTTCTGACTGGTGAGAACGCAGGAAATATCGCAGCCACGACTTACATGGGAATGGCTGAACAAGGGCAGAAGCAGTTCAAATCTGTCTTCATGAGAATCTACAATTCTCTAAAACAAGAGATTAAGATTTTCTACAATCTAAACGCCGAATATCTCACTCAAAAGAAATATGCTGAGATCCTAGACATTAAGCTATTTGAAAGCCCAAGCGTAAAAGAAGACTTCTCTCTAAAAGGTTACGACATTGTTCCGGTAGCTAATCCTGAGAATGTAATCTCGATGCAGAAGTTCGCGAAGGCTCAGTTCTTGATGGGCTTTATCAATTCTCCTTACGTTGATCAATTCCTACTTCACAGAACAGTCTTTGAAACTGCCGGTATTGAAAACTTTGACAAATTCATCATTCAACCTCAACCACAACCTGATCCTGAGATTGAGAAGGTTATGGCCCAAGAAGAAACTAAACGCCTCAAAATACAGTCTGATGCTCAAATAGAAGTTACTAAATTAGAGCTAGAGCAAATCAGGCTTCAAAAAGAAGCTGCTAAGGCCGATTCTGAGGTATTAGTGAATTATGCCCAAGCAGGTAAGTTAGTGAAAGATACCGAAATGGCAGAAACAAAAGAAAAACTAGACGTTCTGGATAATATAATTGACGCAGAATCAAGACAGAACGAAATGCAAGACCGCAAAGAAGACAGAAGACTTAGAGCGGCAGTAGAACTAGCAAAGCTAGAAAAGAATCAGCAAGTCCAAGTCCCTACAAACTTAAATACTGAGGAGAATGAGACCTCTGCTGATACCTAATATTAACAAATTTGAGTAATCTATGAGTCAAATAGAAATGAAAGAGTTAAAGGATTGGTTAAACGATCCAACGGCACTAAAGTTTAAGAAAATTTTATTAAATTCTCGAAAAGATATCTTGGAAAGAATCGCTCGTGATTACATGAGCAGGGATTATGAATTTCAAAAAGATCTAATTCTTACCAAGATTGGTCATTGTGAACAATTGCACGTAATCTCTAGTTGGTTCGGAAATTCCAAAGAAGAAGATCTTGAGAATTTGATAAAACTTTTTTTAGGAGGTGAGAATGCTTAATACCTCCGGATATAAAGTGCCTGAGTTTAGAATTTTGATCTTACCCGATGAATTGGGAGAAACCACTAAAGGCGGTATTATTATTCCTGACACAATAAAAGATGAGCTGCAAGGGGCTAAAACACTTGCCACGATTATTGATATTGGAGAAAAGGCCTTTGACCAAGGAACCGAAAGAGAATGGAAAGAAAAGCCTAAAGTAGGCGACAAGGTTCTAATCCCTTCTTATGAGGGTTACCGGTTAAGTAAAGACCAAACCAAAGATGGCAGAGAATACAGAATTATTCTCGACCGTCATATCTTAGCAATTCAAACAAGTGAGGAAATATGCCAGTAATTGACCGTTCAGAAGAAATCGATATTGATATTGGAGTTCCTACTGAGAAACAAGAAATCCAGCAAGAAGAGAAAAAGATCCCTGCCAATCCTATCTTTGAGGATATGGAAGAGGAGGAAGTTTTAGAAGATTCAGAAGAAGAGCTAGAAGTTCCTGAAGATTTTAAGATAAAATTTAAGTCAGAAAAAGAAGAAAGATATTATGCTTCTTTAACTGATGAAGAAAAAGAGGCCTGGAAAGGAGGCTGGAGAGGCAAATTGTTTAAAGGTTTCTATAAAGATGGAACCCCAAAACCATACAAAACAGCCGCAGAGTTTCTTCAATTTCAAAAGAATCACACTCCTGTCCTTAACGAAAGAAACAGAAAACTAGCTGCCGAGAAAACCGCCCTAGAGAAAAAGGTCGAGGAAATGCAGAGACAGATGAACGTCATGCTTAACGTTCAGAAACTCGCATATGAAGAAAAAACTCAGAGCCGCTTTCAATCCTTAGATGAAGCTGAAGAAGCTGCAATCTTAGAAGGAGACGTTGCTAAGGTTCGAGCTATCCAGAAACAACGTCTAGAGCTAGAGAAGAACAAAGTTTCTTTTGAGGAGCCTCAAGTTGAAGAACCTAAAAAAGAAATAAATCCGGGAGACAAGGAAGTCTTTGACGAATGGGCGCCAGACAACACTTGGTTTTACGAAAGCGCTCCGATGAGAGGATATGCAGAAACCTATTTTGCTACCCTATCAGAACGCATTCCTCTTCGTGAGAGACTAGAAATGGTTACTGAAGAGATCCAATCAAGGTTTAGTGATAAACTGGGAATCTCTAAAGCTCCTAGAGTCGAATCTGGCCAAAGAGGTGTGCAAGTAGGTAAAAGGCAATATTCCTACAACGACTTGCCTGCCGATGTTCGCAAAGCGTGTGATTTTATGGCTAAAAAGCACAGATTCACTAAAGAACAAGTAACTAAAATGCAGCAAGAAGCTGTAAAAGAATATTTTAATTAATTGAGGTAAACATGACTAAAGAGATAGAATCAAACAGATTAAATTCAAAAGACCACGCGAGAGAAAGATTGGTTAAAACAGACTCAAGAGAGTCGAGACCAGTTAATCGCGATGTTGAAGTTATTAAACTTCCAGATGGAAAAGAGTTTATTAGAACCCCTCGCACAACTCTGAAAAGATTTGGCGCGATCTCAGACCTGCCTAAAAAACCAGGCTTTGTTCGCAGATGGGTTTCTTCTAATATACCGGGTCGAGTTCAAGATCTTATCGACTTGGGTTACAAACCAGCCACCGATGAAAACGGCGTTGAAATCGCTCCAATAAGAGGCGGCACAAATAAACAGGGCGAGACGTTTATGCGTTACGCAATGGAAATTTCTGAGGAAATGCACGCAAAAATTGAGAGAGACAATAAAGCAAGAGCGCAGGTTAAACAGCAAGAAACCCTCGAAAAAATGAGAGGAGCTGACCTTGGTTCTGGCTCAATGACTTATGTGGGATATGACTCACAAAAATCCGTAACAAAATAATTTTTAAATACATATGGCTAACGCTGATACTCCTTTTGGTTTAATACCAATTAAGAACTCTCCATTTAACGAGATTCCTAAAAACTACTACTACATTCCATCAAGCTATGCAACTGCATTGTTTATCGGAGATCCTGTTGTTAAAACCGGAACCTCAAACACTGTAGCTGTTACAACTGCTGGACGTTATTTTAACCCAGGTTCTTTACCTGAAATCAACAAAGCTACCGCAGGCGATGGCAATGCTATTACTGGCGTTATCATTGGTTTCTTGGCTAACCCAAGCAATTTGAACGTAGCTTACAATCCAGCTTCAACCGAACGTATCGCTATCGTTGCTGACAGCCCACTTCAAGAGTTTGAAATTCAAGAAGAGTCTGCTGGTTCTCCTTTAGCTGCGACTTCTGTTGGTTTGAACGCCAACGTGGTTTATGCTGAATCTGGTTCGACTGCAACTGGTCTTTCTGGCGCTGAATTGGACACAACTACTCCAGCAACAACCGCTACTTTCCAGCTTAAAATCCTACGCTTACTTGATGCTCCTGAAAATGCTATTGGTCAACACGCTAAATGGCGCGTTAAAATCAATAACCACACAGAAGCAAACGTAACTGCCGGTATCTAATATTAACTTAAAACTAAATAAATAATGTCTGTAATTGTAACAGGTACTATACCTAAATCATTAAAACCGGGAGTAAAAACTTTCTGGGGTTCTTATACTGAAGACGACCTTCTTGCCGCTCGACTCGTTAAAATGGAATCAACTGACGAACAGTTTGACGAAGATGTGTTGGTAAGTCCGTTTGGTCTTCTTAACACTAAAAACGAAGGCGCTGGCGTTGATTACGATTCAATGTCTCAAGGCTACGTAACTAGATACCAACAAAGAACTCGTGCTTTGGGTTATCAAGTTTCTTGGGAAGCTCGCAAATTCGGTAAATATTTTAACGTTGTTGCTAAAGGTAACGAATACTTGGCTTCTTCTCTTCGTGAGACCAAAGAAGTTGACGTTGCTGCTCTTTTCAATAACGGTTTTGATTCAAACTACACTTTTGGTGATGGAAAGAAGTTCTTTGCTACTGACCACCCAACTCGTGCAGGTAACTTCTCTAACACTTTAGCAACTCCACAAGATCTTTGTGAAGAAGCTCTAGAAGAGTTGTGTATCCAAATCAAAGAGACCAACAACGACAGAGGAATTAAGGCCAAAATTAAGCCAGTTCTTCTTCAAGTTCCATCTGCTTTGATGTTTGAAGCAACTCGTATTCTTGAGTCTCAACTTCGTGTTAACACTGCTAACAACGATTTGAACGCATTGAAATACATGGGTCTATTCTCTGAAGGAATTGTGGTCAACCCACACCTAACTTCAGATGATGCTTACTTCATCAAAACTGACGCTCCTGAAGGCGCTAAAATGATTACTGCCGTTCAGGGTGAATTCAGTAATGATGGTGCTTTTGAGTCTGGAGACCATAAATACAAAATTATGACTTCATACGCAATTGGTGTTACTGATCCACGTGGTTACTTCGCTTCTCAAGGCGTTTAATCCTTTTTAACTGTTGTCCTACTGGGTAAAGGGGGGTGAAATTCCCCCCACAACTAAATTTTATATTTATGCCAGCTACTAATTTTACTAAAGGCGTTAATAACATTACCGCTCAAAACATTCTGGGTCAAATGATTCAATTAGATCCAACCCAAATGCACACTTACTTCAACGATTTTGACACTTATGCTGCCGCAGACTGGACAGTAACCGAAACACAAGCTGGTGCAACTCAAGCACTAACTAACGTAGATGGCGGTGTTCTTTTGCTTACTAACTCAGCAGCAGATGATGATTTGAACGCTTTGCAAAAGGTAGGTGAATCATTTAAGTTTGAATCTGGTAAAAAATTGTTCTTCAAAGCAAGATTTGCCGTTTCTGACGCGACTCAGTCTGATTTTGTTATGGGTCTTCAAATCACTGATACAACTCCATTAGCTGTAACTGATGGCGTTTACTTCAGAAAAGATGACGGAGATGCTAACTTAGATTTTGTCGTAGTTAAAGATTCAACTGCTTCAACTGCTACCGCTATCACGACAGTTGCTAATAACACTTACATTACTGTAGGTTTCTATTACAATGGCGTTGACGAGGTAGTTTATGCGGCTTCAACTAACAGCAACAATCCTACAGTCCTTGGCAAACTAGCTACAACCAACCTTCCTGATGACGAAGAATTAACTATTTCTTTCGGTATTCAGAATGGTGAGGCAGTAGCTAAAACTATGTCTATTGATTATATCTTTGCAGCAAAAGAGAGGTAGAACATGCGTAGAATCGAAATAAACATGGATTTGGCAGATGTCGATCCAAATGGTGTATTCGAGGATCAAACGCTAGGCGGCTCTGGCTTCTTCAATTTGAATGGAGCTGGAGTCACTAATGGCGAATGGGTTACTCCTGACGGATTTGCTAAACAAATTGGCTTCGAGTCAACCGGAAACTTGTCTGGAGTCACGTTTGTAGTTACTGGCTATCAAGACAGGAATAAAACAATTCCTATCAGTGAAGGTATCACTGGGCCAAACAACTCAACAGTAGAAACAACTAACTACTTTTACTCAATACAAAGTATTGCAGCAACTGGAGCAGTTGGAACTAACGTAGAAGCTGGGCCAGTTGACGAAGCTATTTCTCAGATTATTCCAATCAAAAGAACTAGCTCCGACAGAAGTCAAAGAGAAGTTGGCTTGACTTTTATTGTAACGGGAACTATCAACTACACTGTTCAACAAACCAATGATGATGTTCAATCTTTAACTGATAGAACATTTAACTGGCTTGATAGTGACGATACTAACGTCGTAGGAGCGACAGCTTCAAAAAACAGTAACTATGTAGCCGTTCCACAAGCAATGAGAGTTAAAATTAATTCTTATTCTTCTGGTGCTGAGCTACTAATCCAAATAAACTAATATGGACTACCGAGTAATATGTGACAGAACTGGCTTCAAAAAATGGCGTTCAGAATGTCAATATGAATGGGACGGAAAATTAGTTTGGAAGAAGGTTTGGAGGAGAAGACAGCCTCAGGACACTGGGATTGTCTATCCTCCAGCCCAAAAAATCCCTGATTCAAGACCAGAGCCAACGGATAATTTTATTAATATTCCAGTTCCTAATTACGATTAATTAAATTGAGTAAATGATATGATAAAAAAAGGTCAAAAAATTCTGTTTAAAGACTTTAGAACGGATAAAATTTATCTTGGCGAAGTCGTAAGCCACAATATGCCAAAAACATCAATGCACTGCGCAGATGATGTTGATGTTAAAGTTGGTGATAAAGAATTAAACATTATTCCCGATAATATCATTTATTTTATTAAGGAAGACGGCGAATTAACTAAAATCTTAAACTAACTATGCCTCTAACAGCTAAAGGAAAGAAAATCAAATCTGCCATGCAGAAAGAATATGGTAAGAAAAAAGGTGAAAAAATCTTTTATGCTACCGAAAACAAAGGCAAGATCAAAGGCGTAACTAAAAAGAAAAAGTAAAATGGCTAAAGGATTATACGCGAATATTCATGCCAAAAGAGAAAGAATCAAATCTGGTTCTGGCGAGAAAATGAGGAAGGCAGGCTCAAAGGGCGCACCCACTGCTAAAAACTTCAAACAAGCAAAAAAAACTGCTAAAAAATGAAAAAGAAATCAGTTAGTCTTAGCGTTGGTCGTGGCGAGAAATCTAAAAGTGGAGGCCTTACTGCCAAAGGGCGAGCTAAATATAACAGGGAGACAGGAAGTAACCTAAAAGCCCCTGTTAGTAAAGAACAAGCCGAAAAAAGTCCCAAGGCTGCTGCTAGAAGGAAATCTTTTTGCGCCAGAAGTGCATCTTGGACAGGCGAGCGAGGTAAAGCTGCTAGAAAACGCTGGAGTTGTAACTAATGGTTTATATTAAGAAGCAATGTATTTTGTGCGATATAAACTTAAACGAAGAATTTGTAAAAAATTTTAAACCTAAAGAATATAAACAAATCCACGGATTTTGTAGAAGTTGTAGAAAAAAACTAAGAGTTCTGCAAAATAAAGTTGGTGGTAAAGTTTGCACTAAATGTTCTGTCGATAAACCTTTTGGTGATTTTCCTGTTCATAGAAAAACATATGATGGATTTGATAGTTGGTGTAAAAAATGTAGAAAAGATTATAGATATGAATTAGACCAATCATTAGATGCCTATTTTAGGTCTAAATTATCATTAATTAGAGATGATAGAAGAAAAATATATTCAGATATTACATTGGATCAGTTAATTGAGCTTTGGAATAAACAAAAAGGTAAATGCGCAATAAGTGGTATTGAAATGTCTTATCAAAGGAATAAAAGGCATCACAACATGAATAATTGCAGTATAGATAGAATTGATAGCTCTGGAACATATACTATAGAAAATATTCAACTTGTATGTTGGATTGTAAATAGAATGAAAGGCGAAAATACAAAAGAAGAATTGATAAATTGGTGCAAACATATAATAAAAAATCAAGAATTATATTGATTTTTAAAGGCCCTACTAGTAAAAATGGTAAACCTACAAGAAAAGGTTTAGCATTGAAAAAATGGGACTGTTAATTTAATTTATATTAAAATGAAAAAATGTGGCACTAAGAAAGGCGGAAAGAAAAAATAATTCTTGACGACTTAAAATTAATACTAACAATTACGAAGCCTTTTTGAGTAAATGATGGTTTCTAAAACAATACTCAAAAATAAATATGGCTGAAGTATTAGCAGCAACAGATCTAGAGTTACACGCGCCATCCGAGGGTGAGAATTGCTTTAATTTGCCGGTGATGGCTGATAAATACAGCAAAGATATTACCACTTTATCTAATATTCAAAAAATAGAACTAGCCGAGTTTTACCTAAAAAATTACTTTGAAGGATCCAAAGAATTAGCGCAAGAATTGCCTTTAGAGCATTTTATTTGCAACAAGACATATACCCGCCAAATAACTTTACCAAAAGACATACTATTAACTGGCAAGGTTCACAACTTCGATCACACTAGCATCATATCTAAAGGAGAAGTGACTGTTATGACTCCTGAGGGAGTTACTCGCATAAAAGCACCTGCGACATGGATCTCGAAGGCTGGCACAAAGCGCCTAATTTATGTTCACGAAGAAACAATATGGTCAACAATCCATCATAGTGAACATACAACTGTTGAAGAATTAGAGAAAGAGCTGGTTCATGATAGCGATTTATCATGGATTGAAAAAGTAAAATTATTAGGAGATAGGTAATGAGTTTCGCAGTAGCAGCAATCGGAGGAGCTGCCTTAATAGGCGGTGGAATGGCAACGCAAGGCTATTTTGCAAATAAATCTTCTAAAAAGGCAGCGAAGGCTCAAGCTAATGCAATGGATACTTACCTTGCTCAAATGCGACAAGGAAGAGACAGAGCTTTATCTTATCAGCAGCCTTACGAACAGGCCGGAAGACAAGGTTTAAACTTACTCACCCAATATTTAACTGGAGATCCCGCAGCAACACAAGCTCGCTTAGAAGCCAGTCCGGGTTTTCAGTTTCGTCTATCTCAAGGGCAAAGATCTGTTCAAAATTTACTAGCTTCTCGTGGAGGCCTTAAGTCAGGTGCAGCTATGAAAGCATTAGAAGAATTTGCTCAAGGAACAGCGTCTCAAGAATTTGGAAACCAAGTTGGATACCTACAAGGACTCGCAGGAATCGGTCAAAATGCCGCAACAGCAATGAGCAACGCAGAGCTATTTGCAGGATCAAATATGGCTTCAGCGGCTCAACAAGGCATCTTAGGACAAGGTATGGCTATGGCTAACAGAGACGCACAAATGGGTAATATCATTGGTGGCGGCATGTCCCAGATTGGCGGCACCATGCTTGGAGTGGGATTGCAAGGCATGAGTCCAAAACCAAAAACAAATACCTATCAACCAACCGGAGCTTCAACTGGATCTTATGATAGCACCAGATTGAGTGTAACATATCCATCAACGCCTAAATATTAAAATGCCGGAATTAATTCAACAACAGACTCCAGATTACGTAGGCAATATCCTCAGAGGGTATCAGTTTGGGCAACAAGCAAGAGCTAACCAATTAGCCTTACTTGCTGAAGAGCAGCAAATGGATATTAACCAACAAAAGTTAATCCAAGCTCAAGCAGAGAATACCCTAACAGAAATGGCTTCTATGGGCGACCAAAACGCCCTACAAAGATTAGCTGCATACAACCCAACTCGCGCTGAAGGTGTAAGAAAACAACAAGAATTTTCAGATATTCAAGGTGCTAGAGTTTTAGACTCTTATGCTTCAATGCCTCAATACGCTTTCTCTCAAAAGAAATGGGAGCAAATGCACGAAGAATATCGCGCTGCAACAGGTAGAGAACTTCCTTTACCTTCTGAGAAATCACCAGAAGCTATCTTAGAATTCAAACGCTTATCTTCTCGTCTAAAAGGAAGAGAGCAAGACCTCAAAGAACAATATCAAGCGGCTCAAATTAAAACCGAAGGTTTACAGCAAGGTAAAATTGGCGTTGATATTCAGAAAGGTAAACAAGATTTACAGAAAGGTGCTTTAGATATTATGAAAGCAAGAGGAGAATTGCTTTCTGTTGAAGAGGAAAGACAAGCTGCTCGCGAACAGGGTCTAACATTACCAGCATTCAAAAAACAACAAGAAGAGATGGCGAAGGCAAGAGGTGAGAAAGTCGTCCTTTTACAGTCCGCTTCTTCTAAACTGCCTCAGTTATTAAATACTGTAAACAAACTAAGTAAACTAGGAGAAATCGCCACTTATACTGCGGCTGGTGTAGCTTTTAATACTGCTGCAAGGGAATTAGGTCTTCCAGTACCGAAAGGCGCTGTTGCGCGAAAAGAATATATTGCAACAGTTGATAACGAAATACTTCCTTTGTTAAGGGATACTTTTGGCGCACAATTCACGCAAAAAGAAGGCGAATCATTAAAAGCAACATTGGGAGACACTGGCGCTTCTCCACAAGAAAAAGAAGCTATTCTCCGATCATTTATTGAGACAAAGGTTGCTAACTTAAACTCTGGAGCAAGGGAGCTAGGAATCGAACCACTCAATCCGACAATAACCTCAAAAGGCAAATACTCCATTATTGGCGGCAAGATTATCCAAGAAGGTCAAACAGCTACAAACCCACAAACAGGGCAAAAAATAGTATTTAGAGGGGGACAATGGCAAAACCAGTAATACCACAGGGATTTGTATTAGACGAGGCGAACACGCAACAAACAGGATTGCCTTCTGGTTTTGTTTTAGACGAGCCACAAGAATTGTCCCAACCTAGAATGTCAATGGGTGAAGCTGCTTTCACAACCGCAACTAACCCACTAGGATTCGGCGATGAAATCAAAGCAGGAATCGCTGCTGGTGTCGCTAAGTTGTTCGGTGGTGCGGCTACTCAAAACATAGATATTGGCGACCTTTACAGAGAAGCGAGAACTGCTGAAAGGGTTAAATTAGAAAGAGCAAGACAAGAAAGGCCTTTAACCTCTTTTGCTGGACAAGTTTTCTCTGATGTTGGCGTGGCCGGGAAAGGATTAAAAGCTCTTGGTTTGGCTGGTCAGGGCATGGGTGCTGCTGTAAAAGGCGGCGCTGCTTTAGGTGGAGCAAGTGCTTTAGGTGAAACCGAAGACCTAACTAATATTCCTCAAACCATAAAAGACGTTGCAACTGGTGCTGTTGCTGGTGGCGTAGTGGGTGGAGCAGTCCAAAAAGCAATCCCTGCTGCTCAAAGTGCTGTAGGTGCAATTTCTCAGGCTCCTAAAAAGGTTTTACAAAAAATCACAGGCGTAAAGCCAGAAGCAGTGAAAACATTTCAAGAATTAGGAATTAAACCAACTCTTGCTGATGTCTCTAACTCCGCTGGTATTCAAAACTTTGTAAAAGACATTCCTGTCGCTGGGAAGCCAATCACCGAAGCCTTACAGAAACAGGTAAATGATATTTCTAGTCAGATTCAAAATGTTGTAAGCGTAAAACCTAAAACATATGCCAGAACTGGCAAAATGATTAAAGAAGGTGCAGAAGAATTTGAAAAATTTGCAGGACAAAGAGTTTCTGGTTTATATGACGACTTAGACAGACAAATTCTTAACGAAACTCAAGAAATGACCTCTAATAAGCTATCTTCTGCTATTGATGAATGGTCTCAATTAAAAGCTATTGAAGGTCAAATTATCGGTGAAATTGAAGTAAATGCCAAATCTGCCGCTTTAAATAGTCAATTTGCTCAAAAACAGCTAGGTTTTTGGAGAAATAGGACTTTAGCCGATTCAGGTAAATTAACAACAATGGCTGCTAATGATGCCAAAGATTTAAACAATCTTAAAAAGTTAATCAGTAAAAAAGAATCTGAAATTGCTAACTACGAGAAATACTTATCACCAAATCAACTAAAATCAGTTTTAGCAACGGGTGAGGTAACTGTCCCAACATCTAATACTTTAAAATCAATTAATGATTTTAGTGTTGAAAATGTTGCTGCCGTAAGCGATGGGGTTTCTCGCACAATTAATAGATATAAAAATATTGTTGATGAGGCTGGCAATATGCCTTATCCACAATTGAGAATGTTTAGAACCACAATCGGGCGAAGACTTCAAACACCATCAATAAGCGAAGACGAAAGAATGGCATTGAATACAATCTACAAGTCTTTAAGTGAGGATATGAAAGATGCTGTTGCTCTTTATGGTGGAACCAAAGGTTTGCAGGCTTTTGATAAAGCAAACGCAGCGTTTAAAAGAAAAACAGAATTTATTGAAAATATTATTGATCCAGTTCTTAAAGCAAAGACAGCAACTAAAGCGTATAAAAAAGCAATATCACCTTTAAAAGAAGATGCAACCATTGCTAAGAATTTAATGTCAAGCCTTAAGCCTATTCAACAAGAATATGTGAGAGCTTCTATTGTTAGAGATATGGGGCTTGTTTCTAAGGCTAAACAAGGTGCGGAAGGCAATGTATTTAGTCCTCAAAAGTTTATGGCTGAATACTCTGTTCTTAAAAAGAACGGCACAGAAAAAGCCATCTTCACACCTGAACAGATTACAGCATTTAATCGTTTAAATAAAGTTGTTGAGCTAACTAAAAATACCGAACAAGCAGGGCAACAAAGACAACTGATGCAAGCTATCGGACTTGGAACAATCGGCGGGACTACCGGAGTTGGAGGTTTAGCCACAACAATGGTTGGCGCTAGAATCTCGGCTAATTTAATGACTAACCCTAAATTCATCAACTGGTTGGCCATTACCGCTCAAGCTACACCTAAAGAGCTTCCTAAGCAACTAAATAGACTCTCAGTTATCACGGCGGCTAATCCGGAGATTAGGGAGGATGTATTACAATTTCTTTCTTCGTTCGGAGTAAATGAGGCGGAAGCTAATGACGGAGTAGCAAGTGAAGAACAATTCAAAAACCAACTTCTTGAGCAAAAACAAAAATACCCCATGTTAGCAGGTGATATTGATGTTGAGCAAGAGGTGGAACAATACAAAAAACGATACTTAAAGTAATATGGCACAAAGATTTTATGAACCAATAGCAAGAATATTTACTAACGCTGGAGCTGTAGGCGTTGGTTATAAATATTTCTTTTATCAAACAGGAACTACAACACCAGTAACAACTTATCAAGATGATGCGTTAAGTGTTGCTAATACAAATCCAGTTATATCAGATTCTAATGGTCGCTTTCCTGAAATTTGGTATTCTGATTTATCTCAGCTTAAATTGGTAGTTAAAGATTCCAATGACAATATTGTTGAAGGAGCTGGGGCCGACCCAGTTGGCGCGACTGCTTCCGCTGTTTCTCTTAATGATTTTGACGTTCGTCCAACTTCTTACTGGGGATTAACCGCAGGTACTTCAACAGCTTATACTTTAATCGCCAACCCGACAATTAGTGCTTACTCCAACACCCAAACTTTTATTGTACAAACTCATATAGATTGTGGTAATAACCCTACTTTAGCTATTGATGGATTATCTGCTCTAAACTGGAAAAAATACACCCAACAAGGAACAAAAGTAAATTTAATAAGTAATGATTTAAGAGCCAATCAAAGATATATCTGTATTAATGATGGCGTGGATATTGTTTGTTTAAATCCAACCGTACTACCTATTTGCGCTGGGGGTGCTTCAACATTAACAATCGCCACCGATACAGTTACCCTCACTAACGATCGAAGCTCTTATTTAATTGACACAGAGGGGGCGGCCGCTACTGATAATCTAAGCACTATTAATGGAGGGCAAGATGGTCAAATGGTAGTATTAGGAACGGTTTCAAGCGCAAGAAATGTAGTAGTCACTAATTCTGGCAATATTGTTACCTCAGATGGATTGTCAATAACTCTTGAATATCTTACCGATAGATTGTTTTTAATTTACAATTCCGCTGCTGGCGCATGGTATGAAATTTCGAGAAATATTAGAGACGAAAGAAAAAGAGTGGCAAAAGCATGGGTTAGTTTTAATGGAAGCTCTGCAAACCCGATTACCCCTTCAGCTTCTTTTAATATAAGTGCAACCGTTACTAAAAATAGCACTGGGAACTACACAATTACTTTTACAACTCCATTTAGCTCAGCTAATTACTGTGCAATAGTTAGTGCTAAACAAACATCTACAACCGGTGGCCTATCTCGTCAGATTTCAAAATTAGCGGGATCATATCAATTCTTAACCACGGATACATCTAATAACGCTACAGATCAGCAGGCAATAGATGTGGTATTCTTTGGAGATCAGATATAATGTCAGTATCAGGAACTAATACATTTTCACAAACAAGAAACGACATAATCAACAGAGCTTTGTCAATTCTTGGGGTTAAGACTCGCGGAAGAGCTTTATCATCGGAAGAAGTAAATGAAGCCTCTGATGCTCTAAACTTGTTTGTAAAAGGCCTTAAAAGCGAAGGAGTTTATCTTTGGAAATACGCTGAAGGAACTTTGTTTTTAACCGTAGGGCAAGAAAGTTATGTTTTGGACGGTTCAACTGCTAACGCAACTGAATCATTCACCCAAACAACAACAAGCGCAGCAGCTTCAAGTGGAGCAACCTCGATTGCTGTAACAAGCGCAAGTGGATTCACTATTGGCTACAACATAGGAATCATGCAAGATGATGGCGATCTACACTGGACAACCATTTCTAACATTGCAGGAACAACTATTTCTCTAACCGCCGCTTTAACTGATGATGTTTCAAGTGGAGCAACTGTTTATGTTTATCAAACCAAAATCACGCGCCCTGAAGCGATTACCTCAGCAAGAAGGAGAGATTCTTCTAATTACGACACCGCTCTCAATGAATTGGCAAGAAGCGATTATTTTAATCTTGCTCAGAAAACCGTAGTGGGAATGCCAACACAATTCTATTACGACAAACAACTAAGCTCAGGAACTATTTATTTGTATCAGGCTCCAGATGACGCTTCTAACACTATTAAATTCACTTTTCAGAAAATGTTTTTTGATTTCAACTCAGGAACTGACAATCCGGACTTCCCTATTGAATGGGCTGAGACTTTAGCTTTTGGACTGGCTTCCCGTTTATCATACGATTATGGAATTGATAAAACTAAGTCTGAACTAATCAAAAGAACTGCTGACGAGATGCTTCGTAACTTAAAGGGTTATGATAGAGAAGACTCAGTTTACTTTGTGCCAACTTACAATCTTTACAGATAATGCAACAAATACACTTTGGCGTAAATTCATATAAAGCAAAAAGCGGCCTAATATCAGCCGAGAGGATGGTTAATTGTTACGCTGAGATTACTCCCCAAACAAGCCCATTTCCTAATTTAGTTATCGGGACTGCTGGCTTAAAACCTTGGGCCAATACAGATGTTTCTTTGCCGGTATATGGTTTACACGTTATGGGTGAAAACCTTTACGCGGTAATAGGAAACAAAGTAATTAAAATAAACTCTACAGGCACACAAACAAATATTGGAGACATAACTGCGGCTCCTGGTCAGGTAACAATGACAGATAACGGAGATCAAGTAACTATTCAATTACCAAGTGGTATTACTTACTACTGCACACCAACAGCAGGGTCTTTAACTCAAATTACTGATGGCGATTTTAACAACTCTGGTTCAGTTACAACACTTGATGGGTTTACAATTTCTGCCCTTTTAGATTCTAACGAGTTTCAATGGTCTGACGTAAATAACACTCAGAATTGGAGTCCTTTAAATGCCGCTACAGTTGAGGCAAATTCTTCTAAGATAGTCAGAGTATATCAAAACAACTTAGAGCTTTGGTTTTTTAAAGAGAATATTACGCAGGTTTATTACAACACAGGCTCCGGTAGCCCTTTATTCCAAAGAAAAGAAGGTGTTTACATTGAAAAAGGTTGCGCTGCAAAACACTCAGTAGCAACAATGGATAACTCATTTTTCTTTTTAGGTAATGATCGGCTTGTTTACCAAACAGTAGGTTACCAGTTAAGGCCGATTTCCACATTCCCAATTTCTCAGGAATTTGAAACTTATTCTGTAATTGATGATGCAATCGCTTTCACTTATATCCAGGACGGTCATAAGTTTTATGCGATAACCTTTCCAACAGCAAACAAGACTTGGGAATATGATATTACGACTGAGTTATGGCATGAAAGACAAAGTGTTGATGATAAAAGAAATATCAGATGGAGAGCCAATTGCCATGCTTATTTTGCTGGCAAAAATCTTGTAGGAGACTTTCAGACTGGTGTAATTTACGAAATAGATCCAGATACCTACACTGAGAATCAGGTAGTAATTAAAAGAGAGATTATTGGCACGACAATGTTTAAAAACTTCGCAAGAATGTCTTTAAACAAGTTTGTTATAATGATGGATACTGGCGTTGGTATTGCAACAGGTCAAGGTTCAGATCCTAAATTAGTTGGAAGATTTTCGATGGACGGTGGAAAAACTTATACTAATGAGTTATGGCAATCAGTGGGGGCAGAAGGTTCATTTTTAACTGAAGTGTTTTGGACAAAAATTGGACAAGGTCGCTCTTTTATCGCTAAACTAAATTACAGCGAACCAACTAAATTTCATATTGTTGGGGCTTTTGTAGAAACTGAATCAGAAAATGATTAATCTTCCAAATGTTCAACAACCGATTGAAGAAAATGGTATCGTAAAGCCTGAATGGAACACTTTTTTCCAACAAATTAAGTCAACCATTAAAACCGATTTAACCATCGATATTGGAGTTCCTAACGCTTTAGAGCCGATAACAGATAAAGACGGCAATATAAATAAAACATGGTATTCATTTTTTGAGAAAAGTTATTCCGTGACAGGAGCTACTTTTGGCATTCCTTCCTCTCAAGAAAAAGTGGGAAAACAATGGAATAATTTTTTTCAAAACATGTATCAGGAACTAAAATAGTTCTTGATTCTTTTATTAACTAAACAATCATCAATCCAGTGAGTAAATGTAAAAAGATGATTAAAAAACATTTACTTACTTATGGGTGGTTTATCACGACAATACAAAGGTTTATCAGGCAAAGAACCTACAGCTTCAGACATAGGAGCAGTTCAAAAAGCTGGCGATACAATGACTGGCAATCTTATTCTCAAAACAGTTGAAGCGTCGTTATCAGGCACCTACACTATTACTGAAGGACTCGGTCAAGTCTTTGGATTGAACCCTAACGGAGCAGATAGAGATGTTTTGCTACCTCCAAACCCAAATGTAGGATTGCAAATTCAAATATCAAATACTGGCAGCTTAGGAAATATATTAATTGTTAAAAACTCGGCAGGCGTTGCGGTTAGCCAGGGGACAATAGCTAATAATGTAAGCCTTACATTCACATACTTTTCAAGTGGTTGGAGGATCTAAATGGGAGTAATCTTAGGTTCTAGTCCAATTCCATTGCAAGTCGAACCAGGTTCTTGCGTAGCTTGGTTCGATATGTCAGACACTTCATCCGCTAACATGACTTCTTCAAGCGGATTAGTAAGTAAAGTTTTGAATAAAGCCGGCACTAATAATAACCTCCAGCAAGCTACTACGTCAGCACAGCCGAAAAACAATACAAGAACGCTAAATGGCCTTCCTGTTCTTGAATTTGCGCATGATGGTACGCGCAACGACATAATGATTTTTGATAGCAATGACGCATTAGATCAACCATTTACAGTTTTTATTGTTGGACAAAGTGATCAGAATGTTCCTACAGTAGATCAAGCATTTATCGGAAGACAAACAGCAGCAATATCGGGGCAATGGGTATTGTTAAGAAATGGAAATTTTGCTATTTTTCAAAGTTATTTATTTGGCACAGGAGGAGATAGTGGTGCAACGCAACCATCTAATAACAATGCAAATATTTTTACAGTTTGGTTTCAAGACGGTGATAGATTAAATTTTAAACTTAATAATAATACAGCAACTCAAGGAAGTATTAGATCTGGTTACGACAATACTGTCACAACTAAACTTGCCATCGGCGGTTCAAATGGAAATAGCAATGCGGCAGCGTCATTGGATGGAATTATTGCTGAAGTTATTATTTACAATAAAGTTCTTTCATCTAGTCAAATCACCCAAGTAAATCAATATCTTTCAAGAAAGTGGGGTATCACAATATCATGACAAAAATTAAAATTTGCGTTTTTTCTACTTTTGCCGAGGCTAAAGAAGCTCAAAATTACGATCATTCATACATGAAGGCAATAAGTTTTGCAACTGTGACGGGAATTGATTTAGCTATAATTAGGGAAAAGAATTTACACACTCCAACCCAAAATGGGTATGAAGCTTTAGACCAATATATTGATAAAAATAACATACCACTTCATTTGATTGATCTTTATAACCAAACTAAAAAGCATTGGACCAACACTACTGGTTGGTCGCCTTACTTTAAATATCAAGATAAATTTGTTTATTACAAAGATCATTCTGATCGCTCTTACAATATACTAGAAGTTAATCAAGAAGATCTAATTCCACTTGATGAAAACGGCAACGAAATCGAGGTGGAAAGTGGAACATAACGATATTATTCTTTGGTGTTTTGGTTTAATCCAAGCTCTTATTGCTTACAGCTATTCAAGAGACAAGAAAGAGCTTGAGAGCAAAATCCAATCGATGAAAGTCGATAATAACGAGAAATTTGACAAGATTGATCGTAAGTTCGAAAAAATCGAAACCGGAGAATTCGTTGAAAGTATTGTCGAAAGAACAATTTATTCAGAAAAAGCCCGTAATTACTTTAAAAGTATTTTCAAAGAATCGATGGCTTTGGCAATGGCTCACCAGAAAAAGAATGAGGAAACTCCGCTTATGGAGATTCTTGACCGCCTAGAAAGAATTGAAAACAAAGTAAGATGAAAAAAAGTAGCGAGAGAGCCTTAAAACTAATTTTAGATTTTGCCGATCGTCACCCTTTCCTAACAGCTTTTATTGCTGTTTGCGTTTCCCTATCTTTTGTTAAGCAAGACATAGTTTTTATTTTACAGCACCTATGAAACAATTTATCAAATCACTTTTCTACGATCGAGAAAAGCCAAGCGCAAAAAGAATCTATGGTTCTTTGATGTTTCTAAACGCCATTTTAGGTAAAAATGTCCTGTGCTACATCGCCATGTTCCACCCTGTTACAAATTTCTCCTTAATCGACAATTCTCTTGACTCTTTACTGTTCGGTGGTGTAGCTTTATATGCGGGAACCATCGTTGATAAATGGTCAAAAAACACTGAAACAAATTCTCAAAATGGATGAAGAAACAATCAATCTCTTAATTAATAACGCTGGAAGTTTTACTTTATGATAAAACAAATAGCTCTGTTTCTTAGTGGAATCCTTTTGATATTCTTCACTGGCCGCAAGTCAATGAAGGACTCGATTAAGAACGAACAAAACGAAATTGCCGCTAAACAAATAAAACGCAAAAATGAAATTGAAAAAGCTGTTCATAATCTTGACGCTGATAGCCTTGACGAATTGCAAAAAAGATTCACCCGTGACTAGCGACATTTGTGGCTATCATCCTTCTCTTGTTCATTTCTCTTCAAAGAAAACCTACTCGGAGAAAGAGAGGATAAAGATAATCTCAGACAACTGTCACACCTGTGAGGTTTGTTTCGATAGACTAACCTTTGACGAGCGTGCAGTTTGTCAGGAAGCGGAAAAATGCCCTAAAAAATGATAGACAACGAATCAAAAAACGCGATAACTTTACTTCTAAGTAAAATCGAGGAAAAGCTAAAGGCCTTAATCAATTCGACTAGGATTCCTCCCCTAGTCAGTTTAATCTTTAAGCCAAACCTTAATGAGGCTTTAAAAGACGCACCTCCGGCTGAGAAGAATTGGATCCGTTTAGGTTTAAGCTACAAGGTGTTTGACATCGTGCCGGTGTGGGTTATTTTGTTCCTTCCGTTTATCATGGCTGCCGTCTGGTTTGGTAAATCTGCACTACAATTCCTAATCGAGGTGATTTCTCAATTTATCCTAGTAGTTCCTTTGTTAGGTTTGGGTTATTTTATCTGGAGATCAATTAAATGAAAAAAGCGATAGATTACCTGATTCGAGCGTCTTTCCCTCAATACACTTCTGAGTGTGGTAAATGCGCTAGATTTGTTAGAATGGCAGTAGAGGAAGAGCTAGGTAAGCCCTTGGAAAGAGTAACAAGTGCTAAAGATTACGGCCCTTCGTATGAGAAAGTTGGTTTTAAGAAAATCCTTTGCTCCACTGAGATAGGAGACTACAAGCCCAAACATGGTGACATCTCTATCATTCAATATGAACCTCATGGTCATATCTCTATGTTCTGCTTTGGACTAGACCCAGTTACCGGCAAACCATTTGAAGGTTGGGTTTCTGACTTTAAACAAAGAGACATGTATGGCGGCAAAATAAGAGAGAAGAAGCCATCTTTCGCTATCTACCGCTATGATAGTTAGAACCCAAGAAAACAAACAGACAACCGCTTACTCTGACCGCAAAGCTGAGATAACCACTTGGCGCGCACCTGATGCTAAATACGAGGTTAGAAAAAATAACCAACCACGCAGAAAGAAACCAGAACGGCAAGCGGAATAAATACCGGATCCATTATTTACCCTCCAATTTTCTTACTCTTTCCTCAAGATCTCTGAGTTTTATTTCTTTGATCTTATCTTTTTCTTTTAGTTTCTCGTAGTCTTTGATGAAATCGGTTAAGGTGCAGAATGATTCGACTTCCTCGCTTGAGAATTTGGTGCATTCAATTTTATCCTCTCCCCACCCATCAGTTACATAAAGCTCGTCAATCCCATCATCATCATAAAAAGTATGGTTAGCTATTTGCACAGTTCCATTTAATTTAATCAGAAGTTTTTCGCAACCATCTTCTGGCAACTCACTAACAGGATTCCAAATAGATTCCTCTGCACTCTTCTTCATTATATCCTGAGAAAGCTCTTCCGCATTATCTAAGTGCTTAAAACTGCCGTTTTCATCAGGCTTCATTTCATTATTAGATAAACATGACCCGCTGCTCGTGTCGATTTTAACCTCTTCTTTCGACATAAATTGTTTGTCTACCTTTTCTGCTTGCGCTTTAATGTTATGTAATTCCATAACATTAAATTGTTCGTCTAATGCGTTGAGTAGATTTTGCGCCTCAACCTTAAGATTTGTGTATTCCTTCAGGCATCTCTCGGGCGATATGTATCTTCCCCATGCTGATTCTCGGAGATTTTTTCTGATATTCTCCATCGCTTCTTTCACTTCAGGGCTTAATTCTGAAATATGGCTTTGAGTTTCTGGTTTTATTTCAGAGTTAATAACTTCTTCAGCCTTATCTAGCAAACGAGCCAGTTTTTTTTGCAGCATATCTTCCACAATTGACGCTGGATTAATCATTAAGTCATCACCATATTTGATGCTTTCTACTTCGTGCTTAATATTGTAGATCGCATCTTTAAAGGAAATGGATTGTTCTTCTTTTTGGGTTTTATATTCAAAAGTTGAAGTTGTGCCAGTTTTTATTTTAAACCTTCCGCATTCACTTACATTTTCTTCTGACCAAAGAATATTGTCTTTTGTTTCAATTTTATCTTCTGGGAGTTCTTCAAAACATTCATTAAAAATCTTTGCTTCATAAGACGCTTGCTTGAAAAATCTTTCTTTGTATTCGATATTAACAAAATCTGTATCGCCTTTTGTTTCAATATCTATTATCTCGCAAATATCCCAAGGCATTTCCGAATTTTTTATTCTATATTTCTTCCCCACTACCGGTAATTTATTTGTCATATTTCCTCCTAAAGTTTTCCGAATTGTTTTAATACTTGATGCGCTTCCTTCGATTGCTGAGTTGCGCTATCGTCACAAGAGTTAATCTTTCTCAAGCATAAGATGTAAGCGCTGTTCTCTTCTTGAAGTTGTTCGATGATTGAGAGTGCTTCTTTAGCCGCATAAGATTTTCCTTGATCCCAATCACTGAAATCCACGTGAGATTCTGCCACTTCCTTAAGCTCTTCTATTTGTTTCTGTAAATCTTTCATTATCTAACCTCCATATTTTCTTCGATTGCCGTAAAGAACATTTCTTTGTCATAGGTCACTAAACCTTTAGTCTCGCTGCATCTATGCAGAACAAAAGAATCTTCCGATTTCTTAACTGATTCGTAAAGAGCTTTTAACATTTCTAAACTCTGAGTAGCAATTACAACATGGCTAAATTTAACCAAATCATTAGCTTTATCTGTAAACTGAGTGTAGTGTAAATTGAACTCAGGATTCAAGCAAATAGTAGTTGCGTCCTTCCATTCAGTCTCTTGAATAACTTTAGCGATTAACTCCGGTCTTCCAGTTAAGATCGTGATTTGTTTCTGTAAGTCTGTCATTTTGTTAAAAGTTGGTTGATTGCAATCTGGACTTCTGGTGCTTGTTCTTCCAAGGTTTCTTTGGTTAAGTCCCATTGAATATGATTGGTCGTGATAATTAGCCCATCATTAGTAACTGAGTGTTCGCAAAGATAACCTTCACAAAATAAAACTTTATCCCCTAAAGCCAAAAGCACTCGCGATAAAGTGATTGTCTGCCCCAAGACACTAAAATAATTGTAAAATTTCTGCTCATCTATGCAATTTAAACAATTAAAATGATCTAAAAAATTAACTGATTCGTCTTCCCAAAGAACAACAGTAGATTCATTGCCTTTTGTATCTAATAATTTACAACCAAAGTAAATTTCGTTAAATAACGCCTCTTCATATTCGCAGCCATGAATAGCCTCTAAAATAAGCTTTCTATTCTCTTCTTGTATCTGTTTAATGTCTTTAGTCATAAGCTATTATTTAATTAAGTGCTCTAGTCCTTTTCCGTGAAGGTATATTTCCCGATTAGAGTCTGAGAAACTCCCGTCACTAAGTTTACGGAAAGAATTACTTTCTCCTGGCTGCATGACATCTATATGCCTAAAGCCTTTCCAGTCAGGAAAAGTTAACTGTATTCTGTGATTTTTACTAACATTGGAAATCAGGAAATGACTTAAATTTTCCTCCACTTTGATCTCGACATTCCCTTCAGATGGGAAAATGGCGTAGTTACCATCTTCGTTAATGCTAAAAACATCGCCTTTTTTTAAGGTTATCTGTTTTATTGTTTGGATGAGGTCTTTGTTGTAAGGCAAAGAGTCGATTTTTTTCCATGTTAAGCTATCTTGCATTTTCCCTCCTTAATTAATTTCTCCAAAGATTTCTTCAGAATGCTAGAAGGCTTCCTAGCTCCTGTTTCTACCCTGCTAATATGAATCCTTTTACAACCTAACTTTTCCGCCATTTGGGCTTGGGTTAGGTTGAGGGATTTGCGGGTTTGTTTGAATTGGTTAGTCATTGCTTAATATGAAAATTTTTCCATTACACTTCTTAGATCTAATAGCTGAAGATTCTGTTGAAGAAATATCCCAAGAAGTTCTAGCTGGCTTAAAAAATAATTTAATTCTTAACCACAAACTTAATTTTGACCTCTCAAACCATTCTGGCTTCAGAATATTGTCTTGTTCCATACTTCCTCCATTAATTATTATTAAAGCAAACTTGCTCTTGTCCATTTGTAGCCAGAGGATACACAATAGTCAAGAAAAAAGATTAAATTATTTTTTAAGGCGTGGTTTACTTGGCGTCGGTTGAAGATTATTGATTTCACTATTCCTCCTTGATGTTGTCTAATCTAAAAATTAACTCGTTTGTTTCAGCAACTGGAATCACATGGTAATTTATATTACTTGCTCTTAGATCAAAGTTATCAACTCTTATAGTTCCACATGATTTAATCATGGCTTTAATCAACAATCTTTGATTATTTATTTCTTTGCGTAATTTGTTTATTACTTGAGAAGCATCATCTGTTATCTTACTGATATCTTTTGTATAATCTTCGATTGAAACATAACCAAGATCTTTTTCCATATCTATTTACTCCTCCAAAATACTTCTGACTTCTGCCAAAGCATGCAGGGTTTCCTCTGATACGTTTTCGTCATATTTGAGCTTTCTATGAATAAACTCTAAAGCATCATCTATTTTAGCCTTGTATTCGTGAACGTTAATCGCATCTAAGGCGTCTTGTCGTTCTTCGATTGCGTCGAATGTTATTGTTATTTGAGGCATGTTACTCCTTGATTAGTTTTGGAAGCGGTTGCCAACAACCGTTGCCTCATTTGCAACGGAATAGAGAAGTGTGGCTCTGTTTACAAAGAAAGCTCCATAATCAAATGTGACAGTAAGTATTTTTTCATAATTCCTTACCTTAAGAAGATCGCCCTCGAAAATCTTGTTTCCCTCACAATCAACTAAGCCTGTCCATTGCGCCAAGGTTTGGTAATGAATCCCAACACTCCAAACCATAAGATGTATGCTATCCCCAATAGGATCTTTTTTCCCGATAAGCTCACAATATTTCTTGTAATTTTCTTGGTTAAAATCTTCTAGCATAAATTGGTGTTTTGGATCCCAAGCTCTAAACAAAATCTCTCTCATAATTTTTCCTCCTTTATATTAAATCCTTTTTTTCTATAAGTGACAGTTGCATCACTTATACATAATCCCCTTTTTTTATACATGACACTTGGACGTGTATAAATTTTAAGATTGCCTGTTATTAAAATTATTCTTTATCAAAAGATTCAGTGCTGTAATTGTTAAATCACAATTTGTCACAATAAACTTTTTCAGTCTCTGATTTTTCTTTTTTTGTTCCCTTATCTTTTTAAGATATTTTCTAGTATTATTCTTGATCTCTTTAATTAATTTAAGATTAAAATCTTTTACACAATTGTTCAGCCCATTTTGAAGCGCGGTGTTCTCTTCTTCTAATTTCTTTACAAGAAGCCACGCTTTATCGTTATCTCTTTTAAGATTAATAATTTCTTGATGTAAATCCACGGTTAAACTTTTTGTTTTTAAAATTTTAAAAAGCGATACCGGCAAAGGACTTACACCTTTGCACAACCATTAATCCCTTACATAGTCCACGAAGCACCCCTTTTTAAGATTCTCTCCGGTTAGCTCTATGCAGCCGCGTCTTTTCCGATGCACCAGAATAATTCCGCCACGGTATCGCCATTTAAAATTTCACGATGTTTGGTCGGGCGATAGGATTTGCACCTATTCCATTGGGAGCGACCCAATACTCATGCTCTACTTACACCACTGCCCGATGTTTGCCTTTTTTACAGAAAGGCTAAACTGGTTGTTTTACCCAGAGTTAAACTAAACGCTATTACTTAGACCCCCTTTCGAGCTTCTAAAACAAAGAACTCAATCTTTGGCAGCGTTGTCAGGATTCGAACCTCACTTCTCCATTCCTTGCACTATCTTTGCCGTGCTAGCTTTTTATGAACCCTTCTTATTGTCTTAGCAAACTCCTTAGAAAAATTAACTTTAGAATCCCACTGCTTAACTTGTTTTAAGATAAGCTCTAACTCCTTGGGATAACTCAAAGTAATTCTTTTGTAGTTAATGCCTGTCTTGGGTCTGCCTCTATTTAATTGCATAATTTTATTATTGTCAATAGCTTTTTTTAAAATATTTTTATCACGCAATAATCCGCGTCTTTGAGCTTTGATTTGTGGCTCTCGATGATGATTTTGCCAACAAATTCATGCGTGTCATTTTGTAAAATTCCGTATTCAACCAAGCAGTCCTCGATCATTTTTGCCATAAAAAAGCAGTTACTGCTATCAAGCGCGCGACCTCCCCAGAAAAAATCAAACTGTAGATTAACTTTTTCCTTGACAGGTTGCAACCTAGAGAATGGCACTTTGGTCAACCAAAGATAAGAGTCTTTCAGTTTCTTTCTTTTAGTCCAATGAATGCCGGCGTAAATCTGATTAGCAGATTGCTTGATGATGTTTTCTAGCTTAATCTCCTGCATATTCTAATAATTTATTCGTTATCTCAATCAGTCCCTCTTGGTCGATTTTAAACTTTTCTTCAAAAGCAATCCTGCCTATCTTATGAAAAGCAAACTCTCCCGTGCGATGATGATTAGAGCAAAGTCCCATCGAAAGTAAGTCGCTAACTTTCTTACCAAGACCTTTCCCGTGTAAATGATGCGCCTCTGTGCGAGTTGACTGTGTCTCGTTTAGAAAAGTGCATAGGCTACACGGGATATTCTGGATAGCTGCCATCCTTTTAGGGTCTTTGTAACCGCTACGAAATTTCGGGTCAGGTTTGAGTAAATTCACACTTTCCTTTCTGTTTTTGCTGGCGGATTAAGCGCGTATTCAATAGCGAATAGCAACTCTTTCACGTTTTTGTTTTCATCCATAACTGCTTTTTCCTGGCGGTATTTTGCCACCTCTATTGCGTCATAGATTTTTGTTATTGCTTCATTTAGCGTCATATGATTTAATGGTTGCCGGAACGATGTCCGTGATTATTTCTTTTATTGCTTTGGCGTATTGCTGAATTTCTGGTTGAGCGTGTGGATGAGACCTCAGCTCAATGAATTTAAGTAAATTTCTTAAATCAATCCCCCAGT